TTTATGCAGATCAAGGTGAAGGAGATCAATGGGTATATGTATTATCAAACCCATCATTACCTAAAGAATATCTAAAAATTGGATATACTAAATTAAAACCTGAAGAGAGAGCAACCCAAATATCATCTGCTACCGGTGTTCCTACACCCTATAAAGTAGAATGGGCTTATAAGTGTTTTAATGGTGAAATTGTAGAAAGAATGACTCACCAGAAATTAAAAGCATTTAGAGTTAATAATAGGAAAGAATTTTTTCACATTAGCTTGGAAGAGGCAAAAGATAATATTATATTAATCGGCAATAAATTTAAATAAATATGAAAGATTTAAAAATTAGTAAAACCCATATTCAACCTATAATTGATTGGTGTTATAAAAAAAATAATTTAAAATTCCATACACCTGTTAATCGCGGATCCCGAAATGACGCTAATAAACTAGTAGATGGACATGAAGGACCAATTTGGGGGTTTCCAAAGTTAAACGAAATGCCCTTAAATTTAGCTCCAGTTCCCTTTCCTTATAGTGAACTAGCTGAGATAGAATATGAAATATTAAGTAAATATAGATTTGACAATTATTATAGGGAATGTAAATTTGGGACTATACTTTCATATTCACAAGAAGGACATCAAGTCCATGAACATCAAGACCCGGCAATGATGGGTCAGGATTATGTTCATACTAGGTTTAATGTTCTCATATCTAAACCTGAAGAAGGGGGTATGCCTATACTTGATGGTAAGGAATTAAAGGTTGAAGAATTACAAGTATGGATGTGTTTTGCAAGTGAATATCCTCACTCTACTACTAAAGTAGTTGGTAAAAAAGATAGAATTATGTTAAGTTTTGGTTATGATATCCACCGTAGTGAATTAGAAAAATGGTTATAGTAATGCAAGACACAATTGATTTTCTTGTCAAGGATAATAGAATCAAAGAAGTAAATAAATTAATGGGAGATAATCTTCCATGGGAATCAAAAGAAACAGAAGACAAAGTTAAATATTATAAATTAAATTATGGAACAATCAGAAATTAATTATTTAAAATCAGAATTATTAGAGGATTTAATGGCTACAGTTAAAGTAATGGAAGAGGTATGGAAATATCATCCTGATAATGAGGATAAATCGGATGTTGTTAAAGAATATGAGGTATTAGAAAAAATTAAAACCGACATCGAGAGTGAATTAGATAAGTTACAATAATATCCAATATTTATAATGGAGATGATAGATAAAGACAGATTATTTAGTTTATTTGGAGGAGATGAAGCCAGTGCTAAAGAGATATTAGATAAACCTGACACATTTTTAGATACTGCAACTGCAAAGTTGGGGATGTTTACTAAATTAATATATAACCATGAGGTTTTTCATAATAAACTCAAAAAGTTTATGAAGCAGGTAAAGGAGGATTATGATGATGAAGCTACAAAACAGGCATCCGCTTTTACAGTATATAATAGGGCATGGTATTATATAAAAGAAATAGATTTAAAAGATGTAAACCATTTTAGTGCTGTAGTTGAATATAAGTATAAACCTTTATATGATTCATTAAGTAAGGCAATTACGTATTTTGAAGAATTAGAAGAATATGAAAAATGCGCCAAATTATTGAAAATCAAAGAACTTCAAAGAAAAGTTAAAGATTACTAGGTTACTCAAAATCCTGTTCGTAGATTTGTAATACAGGTTTAGGGAATAAAAGGGGATAAGAAAATGGGAAATAATAAGGCAACAAAAAATATTATAAACAAAGGGGATAAAATAATACCCCCGTTATTAAAATCACAATTATGAGAAATAAAAATTTAGTCGAGAAAAAGTTATTACAAATGAGTTCATCAATGATAGAACTTAAACGTATGGTGGGGGATTCAAGGGAAACTGCTCATAGTTTTGTAAAACGTGTAGAAAGTGTAGAACTTATTATAGAACAACTACAATCAATGATAGAACAGGATAATACCATTAGTTAAATATAAAAAAATAAAAGTAATGAAATCAATACCTCCTAAATTAAATGGTAGATTTTTAGCACACAATCCAACAGGGGAGTTAGTAAAGATTATTACAAAGGTTATTACAAATAAAAAAAATAAAAGTTATGAATCTAACAGCAGAAAAAATCCAAGCTAATTGGATCGAATTTAACACTAACATTGAGACATTTATTACTGGAGATCGTAAACAGCGTTTACTTGATTTTTATAGTAAATATGAGGACCGTATTATATTAATGCCAGCAGCTCATAAGAAAGAATACCATTCAGCATTCCCAGGTGGGTATGTAGATCACGTTAATAGAGTTGTAAAGGCAGCTTTGTCCATGTCCGCTGTATGGGAGGGGTTTGGTTGTGATATGACTACATTTACCCAGGAAGAATTGGTATTCTCGGCCATTAACCATGACCTAGGTAAAATGGGTTCTGATACTGAAGAAGCATATGTCCCTCAGACAGATAATTGGAGACGTGATAAATTAGGTGAAGATTATATGTTTAATAAGGCATTACCATTCGCAGCCGTTCCAGATCGTGGTTTATTTCTACTTCAGCAACATGATATTAAATATACTTTTAATGAAATGGTTGCTATTCAGACACATGATGGTTTATATGACTCAGCAAATGAGAAATATTTAAAGGCATTTATGCCAGAACAAAAACCTCGCACATCACTCCCATTCATTTTACATCAGGCTGACATGATGGCGGCGCGTATTGAATTTGAAATTGAATGGTTACCAAAGTTCTCTAAGAATAGCGTGGATACGCCAAAGAAAAATTATACATTGACTGGAAATAAAAAATCTCCCGTTAATTCTAAAGCACTTAAATCAATACAGAGCCCAGGATTAAAGAGTATGTTAGAAAACTTATGATATTATACATAGCAATTACCGTATTAGGGATTTTGGTCGTAGTCTTAGGATTTACGACCATTAATCTATTAAAGAAGAATGAAAAAATGTTAGATATAATTATTAATCAAAATAGTTTTATCGGAGAATTTTCTAAACAATTAAATATAGCAGATAAACGTCTACAACAAGTAGATACTAAAGGTACATTTAAAAGTGATGATGAAATAGGTTGGTTTTTTGAACAAATAAAGGTATTACAAACAAGTTTATCTCGATTCAAAATCGACTAATAAAATATATGGAACCTATAAAGAAGAAAAGAAGACCTAAGAGTAAAAACTACTTCACTCATGATACAGAATTAGCTATTGTAAGATATAACAATGAACCTAATTTTAAAGTTAGAAGTGATATCTATGATAAAGAAATACATTATCCTTTCTTCAAACTTACTCAGAATATTATACATACCTTTAAATTTTACCATACAGAGGTAGAAAATTTAGAGCATCTTCAACATGAAATAATTACTTTCCTTTTATCTAAAATGCATTTATTTGATCCTACTAGAGGGGCAAAAGCATATTCCTATTTTGGAACCATAGTAAAACGTTGGTTAATCTTGTATAATACTAAAAATTATGCTAAGAAGATTAAAAAAGTACCGGTTGATGTATTAACTGGGGAACATTCAACCCACACTTATAGTATGGGGGATGAGATTATAAAATCTGATTTAGATAAATACATTGATATATTTGTAGATCATGTTACGAGTAATATATTTACTCTTTTCCCAAAAAAGAATGATGCTCAAATAGCAGATGCTATACTTGAATTATTTAGAAAAAGAGAAACTATAGAAGTATTTAATAAAAAAGCGCTTTACATATACATTCGTGAGATAATAGATGTTAAAACACCTAAAATTACTAAAATAGCTGATAAACTTCATGGCGTATTTAAAGAGCAATACATATTTTATTTAGAAAACGGCTACGCTAGATTCTAAATCCCTCTTATATCCATATTTATAATAAAATACTATTATGGGAGCATTAGACAGCGTTGTATTTGGTAAAAAGAAATTTTCCGATATATTAAGTGAAATTTACGATAACCAAAAAACTAAGCAACAACAAATTACAGGATTAATCTCAGAATTAAAACCTCTTATTAATGATATAGGCGATGCTACTTTGATCGTTCCACTCATTAAAGAATATATGGAAATTGGGGTTCGTAATGATGAACAGTTAATTAAAATGGCCACTATTATACAACGTGTTGTAAATGGTTCTTCAAGCGAGGAAGTAGGTGGGATTACTGAAGAAGAAAAATCACAATTAATGGCGGAGTTAGATAACCTTAATAAAAACTTCGAAGAAAAGAACAATAAGTAATGTTAAAAACTGGATTTTCAAAATTAGCATCCGCTTCATCACAGGCCTCTAGAGGTATTTCTTCTAATTCACCTTCAAATGAAAATATTAGTACCGAATTTTTCCTAGCTAGAGTAGTTGATATATCAATTAATTCAAACTCAGAATTATTTGATGATACGGGTGAATGGGGTGGTATTGGTTCTATTAAATTTCAAAAATTAGATAAAGTTGTAAATCCTTCTGTTAAATCTGAGGAAAATACTACTTTTGCTACTCCATTAAATTCCCAAATTAAAAGTTATCCTTTAGTAAATGAGTTAGTATTAATACTTAAAGGACCTGCAACCTCAAATGCACAAACCTCAGGAACAACTACTTATTATTATGTAAATTCTGTATCTTTATGGAATAACCAACATGCTAATCCGTATCCTGATAATGTATTTACTAATACGGAA